TGCTGTGGCGCGCCAGTGTAGCCAGCGTATTGCTGTTTGGCAGCGTCGATAAGCGCTTGCTGAATGCCCTGCTGAAGCAAACCAGCTTGCTGCTGTTGCTGCTGAATGGTTTGACCCGTTTGAAACGCCTGCTGGCCGAGCTGCCCCATTTGAGACGCAGCGCCAAGACGAGCCTGATTGGCCTGCATTTGCGCCGCTTGGTTTGCAAGCTGGGCTGACATACCCTGCGTTGCCCCAAACTGACCAGCCTGATTAAGCGCACCAACATTAGCCAGCGCCATCTGATTGGCAGCTGTCGATCCAAATTGAGCTGCTTGGTTTTGCGCTGCCATGTTTGCCGCTGCTGCTTGGTTAGCTGCGCTGGAGCCAAACTGAGAAGCTGCGTTGAGTGCCGCTTGATTGGCGAGATTTGACTGCTGAGTAAGCCCAGCAGTGGTTGTGCCAGCCTGCAACTGAGCTTGCTGGTTGGCCAAAGCCGCCTGCTGCGCCGTTGCTATGTCAGCCTGCGCCATTTGCTGAGCTTGAGTAAAGCCTGCCTGACGCAAGCCTGAAGCCGTGCGCGCCGCTTGATCTGCAAACGCTCGATTTGTTTCCGCCTCTGCGACGCCTTGACGAGACCCACCAAATGCACCAGCAGCCGATGCTTGCGCCCCCAGCTGATTTGCTGCCATTAATCGTGAGCGCTCAATGTCGCCTAGAGCTTGGTCAACAACTTGTTTCTCATATGGGTTTGTGTACGCGCCAAGATTGCTTCCCGCGAGCTGACCCGCCTGCACGTTTTGCGCAGTAACCGAGGGAGTTTGGCCAACAGTTGAAGCGCCGTAGCCCTGACTTGTCATCGCACTTGGCTGATAGCCTTGAGCCTCCGCAGTTTGAGCTTGGTAGGCAGTTGGCAGTACAGCTTGAGGCTGAAATTCATACGCCTGCTGCGTTCCCGCCATTGCTTGCTGCAATCCGCCTGCTGCTGCTTGGTTGACGTTAAATTGACCCTGTGGGGCCATTGGCATCCCTGTTCCGCCTGCCATTTTACGAATCCCTCTTTATTTTAGCTTTTAACTCATGCGTCATAATCATTTCAAACCTGCGAAGTTGCCTGCGGCGTCAACATAGTATTCTGTACCGTTTGGCAGCGCTCTTACTTCCATGCCCGCCGAAACAGACGTGTCAGCAGGCAGCGGGGAGGGTTGGGCAGCCGCTGCTTTTTTCTCTTTTGCATTGGCCAGCATTTCTCTTGCATCTTCGGCGCCCTTGGGGTTGCCGATTAAAACCCCATCTAAATAAACTTCACGGCGGTCATCTTTGTATATGATGCCAGTTCCACCGCTCTGAAGATTGCCCAAAAGTTGCGCTTGCTCGTAGCCAGTGTCGCCCGGCCCAGCAGGTTTGTCATTGTCCGTCGAGTGGGCTGGTCGGCTTTCAAAACCGCCATCGTATGTGTTGACGACTGTAGAGCCAGTTGGAAGGGTCGTTCCGGTAGGAATTGGGCCTTCAAAAGTTACTGGAGTAGTGTAACCCGGTATGGCGGTCATGCCTGTGTCTGGCATATCTGAAACAATTGTCGGCGCGCTATAAACGCTTGCGTCAGGTATGGGGGTCGCTGGTGAGGCACCCACTGGTATTTCACCAACCCCGTAATCCGAACTAAACGCCGTGGGATCAAAGTCATATCCGCCAGTTGTCGTCTTTCCTGTCATTGGGTTTGTGATAACCATGTTTGGATCGTAAATGGATCCACCAGACTCAGCAAAGTTTTGACCTTGCAGCTCCACTGCATACTCTGGAGCAACAGCAGCAACAATATTGTCAGCTATGTTTCCAGTAATGCCGGGAATTCCGGTGATATCGCCGCTTAGCCCCCCGGTAACAAGAGAGCCACCGTATGAGCCTGCACTTGACGGACTGTCAAAGGACGGCTCAATGTTTAGCAGACCTTTGCCAGCGTCAATAATGTTGCTGTTAGCATCTCCAGTGATGCTCATTGCCAAGTCTTCTTGAGCAAGTTGAGCCTGCGGGTTGTTCTGGATCATAATTTGCTGCTCTGGTGTCAAAACGTCAATTCTAGGATCGTAGCTTGTGTCGTTGATGGCTTCCTGAATTGATGTAACATATGTATTGTACTGAGGTGCAGACAAAGCGGAACCTTGCATACGCATTTGCTCAGCCATCAACATGGCATCGCGATCAGCGGCCTCGCGAGTGCGGGCATCCTGAGCAGCCGTGCTATATTGCGTATAATCAATCGGAACAAAGTTATTCGCAGCATCTCCGCCGGAATACGGGTCAATAAAGAAGCTATCAATGTAAGCCTTCTGGCCGGGACGACGCTCACCCAATGTCTGCAAGGCCTGCTCATAGATTGGGGCGGAGGAATAACCCTGCACGCCGCCTTCGTAAGTTGTCGCCGGACCCATGCCGCCCATAATGTCTTGCTGGGACATGCCCCCGCCCGCCATGCCAAACGCGCCAGCCGTGTCAGCTACGTTCTGAAAGCCAGCCTGCTGCATGGGTGTAAACGCTGCAACGTCTGGACCGTAATACGGCGTATAGCCGATCTGCGAAATACGCTCAGCTTTGTTAAGGTTGCGCTGTGCAGCGGCCTCAATGTATTCTGGGATTGTAACCGTTGAGGTTGTTGACCCACCTTTTCCGCCAGCCATTATGCGAACTCCTTGACGTATGAGGCGTGTTGAGCTTTCCAGCCATGCGCCTTTAATGGTTTCTTCCAGCCAGTGCGGCCAGACATTGTTAGGGCGGAGCAGCCTTGCGCCTTAGCCCATGCTATCACATCGCTGTGCATATCCAAAATCTGCTCCAATTCACCGCCGCCGAGAAAGACATTCAAAACTTTCTTTTTGGGATATACCACAATTTCAGTTACTATGCACCCCTTTGGCGTTGGCCACAACTGCAACACGCCACGATGCAATCCAGCGACAATATCTTCAAAGTCGTGCGTGCCGCCGGAATACTCCAACGCGGCCTCAATCCACTTTCGACATCTGCTAATCTCGTTATCCATGCAGCCTCGTTATTGCAATAGTAGACGCGGGTGCTGCGGGTGCAAACGCCGTTGCCGCAGTTGCATCAAGAAAACCGCTGGTGCTGTCAACGGCCCACATAGCTTCCAAGTAATCTCCAGCGGAAAGGTCAAGTATTGCAGATCGGCTAACCACAAGAGTTGCGCCATTTTGATGTAAAGCGTTTTTCATAGTTGAACCAGCAAGGTCAACTCCGTTGACGCGAGGCCAAAACCAGAAGTTTACAGTTGAGCTGGATGTGGACGCAATCTGCGCCGAAAAGCTAACCATGTACTCGCCAGCTTCCTCAAACACCAAGCGCGAAGCTGGTGTGCCGCTAGTAATCCCATCAGATGATGATAAAGTGTACGTTAAAGCGTACGCTGTGTTTATCGCAACAGCTGTTTGGTCAGTTGTAATTGAGCCGCTGGCATTGCCGTCCTCTAACACAACCTGAACCCACGCGCCGTTTTTACTCACGACCGGATATTGGTTAACCCTGTCCCACATCAACGTGCCATCATCGGCAGCGCTTTCGTCGCCAGTCTGCTGAACCAGCGCAGAACGGGTTTGCGAGAGGTACGACATCATGCGCCGACCCCACGTCTGCCAGTCCTTATCTCGCGGCTCTGGTGGACGGTTTTGCTGCGTCATCGACGGCCACCGCCAACAGCTTCAAGCCGATTAATGCCAACGCGCCAATCAGACAAGCGCTGACCCTCAACGCGCATCCGCACCTGACGCCCGGTAAACCGCACCGATGTCGGGTTGCTCATGGAGTAAGGCCCGTATGACCGCTCAGTGCCATTGGGGTAAAAGCGCGTCTTAAAGACGGCATTTACGTCACCTTGCGACTTTTCATCCGGCAGAAGCTCAGTCACGCTCATAACTTGATCCCCAGCGCCGATGCGGAACGGACCCGTCTCGGCGTAAGGTGTCAACGCACCGTAATCAAAGCCAACCTCATGCTCGTAAATCTTGTAATCCGCTGGATCAGCCATCATTGGCTGGCGGAATGCGCTGCGGTCAACGCCAGCTGTGCGAGCCAGCTCGCCAATGTACCATGTGTTTTCTGTGTAGTTAAACGTCACATAGCGATTGTTTTCCGTTGATGCCGCGCTTGGGTAAAACCAAGTAATCTCGCCAAACATGGAATTAGACATGCCAAACGATTTACTGATCTGGCCACGGTTGATGTCGTTGAAGACATAATCTGACACGTCGCAGGGTAACTCCTGAACTTGCCCGCCCTGATACAGATAAAACGAATTAACGCCCATCCAGAATGCACCCGCATCCACGACAACGGCAGCTTGCTTTGCTGCAAGCCCGCAGGACGTGCCAACGCGCTCAATGCCGTAAACGTATGGCGGGCCAATGTAGTTGGCAACGTGGGCATCGCGTGTTGTCAGAAGCAAGGTTTGCCCGGCAACAGTCACGCCCTTCATCAATGCGCCAGACGTGTTTAGCTCAAGATCACCCGCCTCGTTTGTAGCGGCCGGCGTCCATGAATTGTTATCCTCACGGTCAGACCACTGCACCTTGCGAGGGTTGCCTCCCGCGCCAAGCGCAAACAAAAAACGCTCCTCAGTTACAACGCAACCAAGATTGCTTGTCGGCGCGTTAGACAAAACCGCAGCGGGCGTACCTGTGCCGAGCTGCCATTCGTAAATCTTGCCGTCGTCCTCGTTGCACGCCAGCAAGTATTCGCCCCACGTTTCCAAATCCCAGCTGGTCGCTGGCTGAATGCGAACTGTGTCAGGCCGAGCAATGCCGTATGCGTAT